TTCTGAACGACGATGGATTGAGATTCCCGGAACGCCGGTGGCACAGCCAAGACATCGGGTTTCGTCACAAGGCGGATTCGCTCGGGTGTATCTTCCGAAGCGGCACCCGGTGCACGCATACAAGCGGCGCATTGCAGAGGCCACGAAACACTGGCCGGTGTTTGTGGGGCCGGTGGCGGTGCATATTGTGGCCGTGTTGCCGATACCCAAAAGTTGGAGCAAGGCAAAAAAAGCAGAAGCACTGGCCGTCGAGTATCACGCACAAAAACCAGATCCCGACAACATCGGGAAGGCTATACTCGACGCCCTGAGTGAGCATTGGCGTGATGATTGTCAGGTTGCTGATTTGCGCGTCAAAAAGTTGTGGACGAACGAAACTGAGGGATTCACCTTGTTAGAGATTTGGGAGCTAACATGAAACGCACGAAGGCAGCAGTGGCAGCGGTCCCAATGGGCGCACCAAAGCCGGTCAGCAAGGTCAAAAAATTCAGGACAAACAGCGACGGCAACGGCGTGCTGACGCTGGGGCGGAAGGCGCAGGAGTCCGTAATCATCCGGTGCGGTGATGTGACGATTGAGGTGGTTATGGTCGAGATTCGCGGCGACCGGGCACGGCTGGCATTTTCCGCACCTCGAGACGTCGAGATTCTCCGGGCGGAGCTGGATGAAAGGCCAAACCATGATGATTGACCGGCGGTTGGTGGCGCGGCTGCAGGCCATGAAGCCCGGCGAACGGCTGATACTCCCCGCGAGGTATTCATCAGAACTGAACGTGCGGAATCTGCTGGCGGCGGCGGGTGGTGTGCGGGGCTGGAATCTGACTGAGAACGTGGACGCCAGGGGAAAAAGCCGGTGGACAGTAGAGAGGCAGGCACAATGAGCGGGGATAAGTTTGGGGCGTGGTTCGGGGTGCCGGAGACGATGGCACAAGACCGGGAAGACCGCGAGTTTGGCCGGACTGGTCCCGGCAGCCAGTGGGATCCTGGGGAGATGCCGTGGATTCCTCGCCAGAGGATGCACCCGGATCTGGTTCAGCGGCTGCTGCAGGGCAGCAAAACAGAAACGAATCAGCCCACAGTGGGCTGAGGTACGATGGTTGTTTTCAGGAGATGCGAGCGGTGAAGATTACGACAGGCAAAAAACAAGTTCCTCGGCGCGTGATGCTGTATGGCACACACGGGATCGGGAAATCATCCTGGGCTGCACAGGCCCCCGGTGTGCTGTTCTTGAACGTCGAGGACGGGTTGAACGACATCGACTGCGCCCGCACGGATCAGGTGCAGACCTGGGAACAGGTCAACGCGGTTATCATGTGGCTGGCGAACAATAAGCACGAGTTCCGCTGGCTGGCGATTGATTCGGTGGACTGGCTGGAGGCCATCATCCACGCGCAGGTGGCAGCGGACGCCGGAAAGAAGTCGATTGCCGATATTGGCTATGGTGCGGGCTACAAGTCTGCCGTGGTGTATCCAAGACCCGACAGCGGAAAGCTACGACCGATACCAGCCCGCATTGCATGACACGGCATCGGCACTGCTGCAGGAATGGTGCGATGAGGTGCTGTTTGCGTCATATCGGGTGTTCACCAAAAAGGAAGATCAGGGATTCAACCGTGACCGGGTGATTGCATCGGGCAACGGCGAGCGATTTGTCAGGTGTGTCGAGACTCCAACAGCACTGGCCAAAAACAGGCTGGCCATGCCGGAGGAGATTGAATTCAGTTGGGCTGCGTATGCTCAATTTCTGGTGAGTGGTTCTTCGGATGCGAAAGGTTGATTCAGATGGCAAGTTTGCATGACATTGACATGAACAACGTCGAGGCGGAAGCGGTACGCGGTGCCGTTCCCGCTGGCGAATACCAGGCAATCATCGTGGACAGCGGCGACAAGACGCCGAAGTCCGGCGGTGCGCCGTATCTGGAATTGGTGCTGCAGATTGTTGACCCCGAGTACAAGGGCCGAAAAGTCTGGGATCGGCTGAATCTGCGACACACAAATCCGCAGACGGTGGCAATCGCCAAACAGCGGCTGAAAGCCATAATGGACGCGGTCGGCGTGGCGCGGGTGTCAGACTCTCAGCAGTTGCACAACCGGCAACTGACGGTCACGCTGGACGTGCGTGAGTATGACGGCAAGTTGTCCAACGAGGTCAAAGGCTATGCCGTCAAGCGCAGCAGCGGGCAGCCGATGACACAGACCAGCTATCCAGCCCCCACTGCGGGGCAGATGGCGAATCCCTGGGGCTGATGAGTGTGTCGGTGGTGTGCAATCCCGGCAGCGGAAACGCTGCCGGAATTTTTGGGCGGGGAGATGCGAGCGATGGAAGCAAGGTGGTATCAGTCAGAGGCGAACGCGGCGGCGTGGCAGTACATCGGCAGTGGTCAGGGGAATCCGCTGATCGTTTTGCCGACCGGAGCGGGGAAGTCCATTGTCATTGCGCTGCTGATTCGGCAGGCTGTGGAATGGGGGCAACGGGTGCTGGTGTTGGCGCATCGAAAGGAGCTGTTGCAGCAGAACGCCGAGAAAATTGAGCGGCTGACGGGGCTGCAGGTCGGTTTGAATTCCGCAGGGCTAAAACAACGGGACATTGACAGCGCGGTCATCTGCTGCGGGATTCAGAGCGTCTACAGGGACGCGGCGGAGTTCGGCAAACGCGGGCTGGTGGTGATTGATGAGGCACATTTGATATCCGACGATGCGGGCAGCATGTACGGGCAATTTCTGGCCGAGCTGCGGAAGCTGAATTCCCGGATGTTTTGCGTGGGCCTGACCGCGACACCCTACAGGACAAACGAAGGCAGTCTGTGCGGTGATGGTCGGCTGTTCTCCGGGATCTGCTATGAAGCGAAAACGGGCACGCTGATCGAGGGTGGATATCTCAGCAGGCTGACCAACAATCCGGCAGACTCGCAAGCGGATCTGAAGGGGGTGGCGGTCCGTGGTGGTGAGTTTGTGGCGGCTGAGATGGAGCGAGCATTCAGCGGGGACGACATCATCCACGCTGCCTGCTGTGAGCTGACGATTGCCTGCGAGGGCCGGAACAGTGTGCTGGTGTTCTGTGCGGGTGTGAGTCATGCGGAACAGGTGGCGGCAGCCCTGCGGGATCTGACAGGGCAGGACGTGGGACTGGTGACGGGTGAAACACCCGCAATAGAGCGGTATCGCGTGCTGACGGATTTTCGGGCCGGGCGTTTGCGATGGTGCGTGAATGTGGATGTGCTGACAACAGGGTTTGACGCGCCACGGATTGACGCGGTGGCAGTCCTGCGGGCAACAATGTCGCCCGGTCTGTTCGCTCAAATTGTCGGGCGTGGGCTGCGGATGGCAGACGGGAAAACGGACTGTCTGATTCTGGATTTTGGGGGCAATCTGCAGCGGCACGGGGCACTGGATTCTGACGATTACGGCGTGAGTAAACCACGGAACGCGGACGGATCAGAGGCACCCTCAAAGGTCTGCCCGAAGTGTCGGGCAGAGTGTGCACTGTCTGCGGTCCGGTGCACGGAATGCGGGCACATGTTTGTTAGGGAGATGGACAGAGAGCCGAGACACGGCAGCGAGATGGACACGAAGTCGGCGATTGTCGGCGAGCTGCCCCCGCAGTGGTACGACGTGGAACGGATGGATTGGCACCTCCACCAGAAACGCGGGGCTGGAGAGAAGCCCCCGACGTTGTGCGTGAGTTATCAGGTGAGCGATGACACCATGCCACCCGGGAATCTGGCATGGATCGTGGTTCGGGAATGGGTGTGCTTCGAGCACAGCGGGTTCGCATTTGAAAAGGCGTTCAAGTGGTGGCAGGACCGCAGCCAGTTCCCGGTGCCTGGGACAGTGGCAGAGGCCGTGGTGGCCTTGAACCGGGGAGCCTGCCGGAAGCCGTCGCGTTTGCTGGTCAAGAAAGACGGTCAGTTTGACCGAATTGTCAAAGTCGAATTCACTGAGGAAAAGCCCACGCGCGTGGCTGAGTTGGTCACGCCGGTGAATGATTGGGGTGATGAGGTACCATTCTGAAGGAGATGCGAGCGATGACTGACGAAACGACAACGGAGCA